GTCTATGGTAAGGGCGGTGGTGCCGCCTGTATCAAACGCGATTTGGTCCGTGGTGAAGGCAATCTTGGTATCGGTGTCACCTGAGTGCCGGATATCGCTCGCGACGGTGAGCGTGCCCGTGGCAACGTCTGCCACCCGACTCCCCGCCGTGCCACTGAGGGTGACTGCGAAGCGGTCTTGCCAAGACGACGTGTACTCTTGGACTTTGATTTCGTCTTCGTCCAAATATGAGCGCAACGAACCTGACGACGGAGACGAGTCGGTGCCCGACTTCCACCCGAGCGTTGACGACAGCTCAAGCCGCGCGATGTCAGCCTGGATGGCAACATTTAGGAAATTGGCGTTGATTGCGTCTTGCGAGATTTCGCCCGTTTCAACGGGGGGGGCTGTGGCCGAGACGGTGGAGGACCATGAGCTCTGCACGGGCTCTTTTGTGACCCTGCGGACACGATAGTGATACGTAGTCCCGGTCGGGTTGTCCGTCGTGCCGCCGAGCGGAATCTTCGGATGCACAAGGAACTCGCTGTACCAGTCTGTGTCTTGCCCTGAGGTCCCAACTCCGCTGCCGTCAAAATCTATGTCATACCACGTTGACCCTGCGTCATCGGAGACTTGCACTTCGTACTTGTCGAAGTTTGTGAGGTTGTTCTGCCTGTCCCACGAAAGTTTGATCGCTCGGAGTCCGGCTGGTTGTGCACTTACTGTGGGCGTTGTCGGGACCGTTGTGCCGCCGGTAGGGGCAGAGTACCCGTTGTCGATGTCTTCAAACGTCGGGGTGCTCGTCTCTTGGTTTGCCCCTTGAGTCGGCGGCTCGTAGTGCGTTTCCTTGGTGGTCGTCTCTGCGGTATAGGCGTCGATACCCTCGAGCACGTAGCTGTATCGTGGCGTATCGGTAGCATGCGTCTCCGTGACCTTGACGATCCGGCAGTCGTTGGTGATCCCAAGCCCGGTGTTTTCCACGGATATTAAGTCGCCTGGATCCTGAGCCGTTTCCGATTTCAGCGAATACGTGAAGTCCGCATACTCGTAGAACTGCCGCACGTCTTCACACAGTGCTTTGGCGTCCGCATCCGTGGTCACGTACTCGGTTTGAATGTCCAACCTGTTGTCCGTGTTCAGGTAGTCCGTGCTCCGCTGAATGTCAAAGCCGTTCTCATAGACCGCATCCGCCGTCACCCGAAACTTGGTCAGCGTGACCGTGCTGCCGGTCGAGTTGTCGAGCTGAACCTGTGCGCGACGTGGATAGGCCGTGAATGTGGTCTCTGTCAGCGACGTGGGCTCGTACACGAGGTCTTGATTGCTCGAATAGACCACGCGCTTGCCGTTGACTTCAAACTCAACATAGACCGTGGTGGTGCCGTCCTTGTCTGGATAGCTGTCACCATTGGCAATGTCGACCGACATTTCCTTGCCGTTGCCGCCCCCTGTCGTGTCCATGTAGACCACGGCGCCAGATGCCGTCTCGTGCTTCGGGTACTTGACCTGAATACCTTCGTATCGCTCGCGTCGTTTGTTGACCGTCAGTGCAGTCGCGTTGCTCTCATCGAACGTCGCCACGGTAGTAATCGATGAGGGGAACAACTCGTGCACCGTCATGTCGCCCGACTCATCGAAGTCCCACACGTAGCCGAACTCGAACAACAGCTTCGTGATTGCGTCCCAGTACGTGTCATCGTCCACCGCGTCGACGTTGACGAAATACGGGACCGTCTTAGCAATGTCGGACGTGCCCGCGGCAAGAGATAGCCCGTCCCCTTGTTGATCAAGAAGCTGATGGATCAGCGAGTTTGACGTGGTAGTCGTGTCGATGAGCTGATAGTCCACATATCCCGCGGTGAACTTCATCACGTCCTTGAGCCGACGCGAGTTGTCCACGCACTCGATCTTGACCATGTTTCGAGAGCGCCCAGTGCGGACCCGGAACGTCTCGTTGATCAGCCCGGTAAAGAAGTCCGCCCCGTCCTTGTGCACACGGACCGCAATGTCTTCCTCGGTCAAAAGGTTGGTCATTTGCGTGTTGCCACGCTCGTACATTTGGAACGAAAGCGTGTTTGCGACCGGTTTCAGCTCATTGTGGCGCTGCCTCGTGCGAACGAACGAATCTTTGAGAACTTCGCTTGTCACGTCGAACCATGAGCCGCCGTCTGTGTACTGAAACTCTACTTGCCACGCCATTATGCGCCCAATGCCTCTGCGGCTCGGATCTCGTCACGAATCATGACCGCAAGCTCCCGGAGTCCGCCTTCACCAGCTATCGCATCAGTGTTGATCGTGATGTTCACAGTAATTTTGCGACCGGAGGTAATGTTGCCGGTGCCTTCTCTGCCCCCGCCGGTACCGCCACCACCAACATCCGGTGCTGTAATCTCGCCTCGCTCTCGTAGTTGAGACAAAGAAAGCTCGGGAAGTCGCCGGCCGAACCGCGCGGATACATTGACAAAACCCACGTCCACGCCCGGAACCTTGTTGATTGCCGTAATGATCGCGTTAATAATCATGTCAAATGCGGTGGCAAGTTTCTCCGCCAGGTTTAGTAAGAAGTCCCCGAAAGGCTTAATTGCGTTGTTCCACAGCCAAATGAACGCCTGAGCTAATCGCTGCACAGATTCCGCTACACGTAACATTCTCGGCAGCACAAATGTAGCGATTAGCTCGCCAAGGACAGAGAAGATGCCATGCATCAACGGCAGCACGTTGTTGATTATTGGTGCCATTACCTGCATGAACCCGCCCATGAATGCGTCGAACAGCGCGCCCACGGCTTTTGTAGCCTCGCCCACAAGAGAAAAGCCGCCAGCCACGGACTGTGCTGCGCTGGCTGCGGCGGCCAACTTCTCTGCGAGACCCGTCTGGTTCAGGGCATTGTTTATGGCGTCTGCCATCCCTGGGTCAACGCGATCGCCCCCTGTTTCAAAAAATGCCGCCTGTGCATCCCCTGGCGCCCCGGCTCCAACCGGCCCCCGAGTCCCTGCTGGAGTTCTATCCATTACGTCGCCAAGATCCTTGACCTTGGATGTTGCGGTTTCCAGCGCCGAGTGATATTCAGTCCACTTCTGCCGCCCGTCTTCCAATATTTCATTGATGGCCGTCTGCCATTCTTGTACCGGCCCGCCAAACTCCGCCGCCAGAGCCTCTCCGAGGTTCTTTGCGTTCGCACCAGCTCCGCTGAGCGCGTCGGTCATAGCGTCTTGCAATTTGCCTGCGTTGCCACGAATGTTCTCCGCAAGCGCCTCACCAAAGTTTGTGTCGTTGCCGTCAAACTCAAAGCGGAAGTCCCGCTCCATTCCAAAGACACGAGATCCGAGCTTCAGGAGGGCGCGGGGGAGAGTGAAGAAAGCGTTCATGTATGCTTCCCAAAACGCTTTCCCCGCGCTTTCGCCAAAGTCATCTTGGGTGTCTCGGATAGAGTCAAACAAAACGCCGAACATTCTGGCAATGAACTGAATCTTGACCTTGAAGTGTTCCCACAGAAACGTAGCAAGCGCCTCAATCGTGTTCATCAGCGTATCGCCAGTGAACAACTCGATAAACAGATTCCCTACAAGCTTTAGCGTCTCCCGCATGATCGGGCCAATGTTTGTGAACACCGCATAGATGTTGGCAGCATTGTCCTCAAGCCATCTGGTGAAGTTCTTGAAGCTTTCTGTGAGATTTCCAAACAGCTCTGCCTGAATCGGCGCAAGTATAGATCCTACAACTTCAAACAAATCGCCTTTCGCGTTTTGCATTTGGGTCCGCATGCCGCGAACACCTTGCGCTGCTGCCTCCCCGAGTCCTGCGAACTTCTCCGCTATAAAGTCGACAGCTTCTCCACTTCGCAGTTGTTCTTGTGTGAAATCCTTAATCTCTGGTATCAGTTCTCCAAGCTCACCGGACAGGCCGCCAAAAGTCTTGTTGAGATTCCGTACTGCTGATTCCAGGGTTAGGTCTGTAGCTGCAGCCAGGTCGTTCGCAGCTGTAATGATGTTGCGGATCTCGTCTTCTGATCGTCCGAAAGAACCGAGCATGCCAGCGAACGAGATGGCCACTTCATCCCCTACCGTCGATATTCCTTGAAGTTCACTTGCAAAGTCCTGCAGTCGGGATACCGCCCCCTGGTCAAGTAGTGGATTTTTGGCGGCCGCCGCGCGTAGTTGAATCTCTGCGTCCTGCTGGGCACCATACGCCTCTGTAACCGTGCCCACCGCATCGGATAGTTTCTTAAACGCTACAGTGGCGCCCCCAATCGCGAGCCCGCCCTTGAGAAGTTTGCCGAGAGATTTAAAGGAATTGCCGAGCTCGTCGACATTCCCTTTTGCACTTTTCGTGGCCTTCTTTGTCTTGTCCTGAGCACGGATCTCGTACTCAACGCGGTTTCGGGCCACGCTTGTACTCCTCTTGGATTCGCTTCACGAGAATGCCCTGCAACAGATCAAAACACTCCATCGTTCGCGCCGGTTGCTCCATCGCTCCGCCTTCATAGGGGAAGCTCACGTAATGCCCGTCCTCTCGACTGACGCACCGCATGAACACGGTCACGACAACCCCCCACTTGCGCGCAAGCTCTTTTACTGCTGCGCCGCGTCCCCCTGAGATCCGGATGCGTCCGACTTGTCGGAGCTCCCATTGTTCATTCGCGCTAAAGGGACGGCGTTCTGCCACTCCTGCAACAGATACGTGTACACGCTCGATGATTCCATGAGCAATTCAGCTACCTGTTCGGCGCTGGCCGGCTCCCCACTTTCCTTGACGAAGTTGTGATCGACAATGACCTTCGGCAACAGCTTGGCAAGCTCCTTGTGGCTGTTCGTGTTGCCTTCCGTTCCCGCTCCGTACAGGACAAGCGCCTCCTGAGAGTTGACCTCCCGGAGCGTCACTTCCGCGCCGTCCCACGCCTGAAAAGGCTCTGACCCTTCCTCATAGGCGTACTTCGGCTCGATTACGGTCTTGAAGACTCCCTTCTCTTTCAGGTCATTGATGCGAACGCTCATGCGTTTCTCCTTAGCTCAGATACTTGGTGTCTTGTCCGTCGCGCAGAGAAGCAGTCACTGCCTCGCTGCCGAACTGTTGCGTGGCCTTCAGCTCCAACGTCTTGGTGATTCGGTCGGGACCGCCCACGTTCGGCGATGCCGACGTGATGTAGCAGTTTGGCGCGTGGAGGTGCAGCCGGTACGGGAAGTCTCCCGCGCTAACCAGCTCGGTGCTCTCGAACGTCGCTTTCAGGTCTGCCACAGATCCCGTCTTGAACTTCGTGCTGCGCGTCTCTTCTGTGGTGGAAGAGTACAACACATCGATGCTGAACGTGATCTCTCTGCCCTGCGGCTCGATCTCCCGCATCTTGTCCGTGCCGTCCATTGTGAACAGGTCGTTCTCAAGGTTGTTGGCGTAGGACATGGAGAAGTTGGTCACCTCGGCATACGTGGTGTCATCGACCTGAATGGTCCCGTCGATGAACTGGAACGGCCGCTTCGTGCTGATCGACCCGGTGCCGATCGACTGCCCCTCATCTTCGTCGTAGCCTCGGCAGGAAAACTCCGCTTTGAGGTAGTCCTGCGATGCAGCGGTAAGGGTCATGTTGTCGATCTTGGTGCCGATGTAGCCCATAACCTTGACGATCCGGTTGACCCGCACGGTCAGCTTCGGAAGCGTTGCGCTCACGCCCGCGGAGATCGGGCTGAACACGTGATCGTAGGCTGCGCTGCCGGCTTGCGTCAGCGCCGCGGAAGCCTCCGCCCCGAACGTCGCACCCAGAAGCAACCCGATGTTGTCCGGGTTAACGATCTGCGTCCATCCGCCTTCGGTTTTGACGCCTGCAACGTCCATTCGCGATGTGGTGGCGAGTCCAAGTAACGCCGGAGATTCGATGTACATTGGCATGTACTCAAGCGTTTCGGACTCGAAGTCGATGGCTACACCCGGAGTGACAGCCGTCGACCAGTCTGTCTGTTCGCCGATCTGCAATTGTGCCTGTCGGCCTGTAATGATTCCTGGCATATCGCCCTCCTACTTGGCGACGTCCGTGAAGACAGTGAAGTCCACGGCTCCCAATTTGATATTCTGTCCGGCTGTCACCGGATATATCCGCATGCTCGTCTCCGCGTCTACCTCAAACTCAGTTTCCCCGAGATCATGGTAGTCGCGCAATACTGCCCGCAACGCTTCCACGTAGCGCATCATCTTGATCGGCAGCGTCGATTCGTTGCCCTGGTTGATACCAATAAGCCCCCGCGTGGTCAGTTGCATCTCATCGTGCCCAGCGCTCAGAGCTTCCACGTTCACCTCGCTCGGGTAGAGCATCAGATACGGATACTCGCCGGCGTCGTAGGGGTCCGCGTCCCTGACTTCGATGTTCGCGCTCTTGATGGACTCTGCCGTCACTCCGTCCGCTTTCGCGTCGTTGATCGCCTGAAGGTAGGTGTCGTAGTTGGTCCGGATAAAGTCCCGCACGGCGTAGACCAAATCCTCGATGGTGCTCGTCATTCCCAGTACCTTTTCACCCAGCGGCGAACCTGTGACCGGGCAATTCGCTGGTGCAAGGTGCCACTGAACAGATCATCCAGCGCGGGCTTGATGTACGGCCGCTCAGGTATCGGTACATCGAGTCGTGCTTTCGGCGTCAATGCGATTCCCTTGAACTTGCTATCTCCCGTCTCGTAGAACTTCGCCCACGCCCACCGCCGCATCTTGCCGGTCACTCTCGGATGCGTGGTCCCGCCGAACTCGTGGATCGCCGCATACTTCACGTTTGAGCCGACAAAGAATGATCCTCCCCGCATTTCGGAATCGGCTCGCAAGCTGTTGACCAGTCGCCCCGATCGCACATTGAGGACCGCGCCCTGCACGTTGCTGCCGGCCATCGCCACAGCCTTTTCTCCAAGCGCATTGATCACCATGTCGCGTAGCTCATCGCTCTTGCGTGCCAATCGCCGCAGTTTACGCGGGATCTCGTTGTAGTCGACCTCAATGCGATATTCCACTATGGATGCCACCTCTTGTATCGGCTCCAGATCATCTTGACGGTCTCTGGAAAATCGAGCTCAAACCGAGTGACGCTCGTTTCAGCCAGAGTCTTGCTCGAGATCCCCCACAGCTTCCCCTCTTGTCGAGAGCGCAGATACGCCACCGCCTCAAATACAGACAGTTGCAGGTCGTATGGCACGGTGGTGTAGCCAGCGGTGTAGATCACCCGCACATTGCGTCTGCCCAACGGCCACACGCCGTCTTTGCGCCACAGCTCACCTGCGGTTTCGTCGATCCACCAATCGTCTTCCGCGACCTTATCGTCAGCGCTCCACTCATGGTCAGGGTCAACAAACACGGTCGGCGTGGGGTTGCTTGCGACCGGGGCTTGATTGAGCATAATCACGCTGTCCCCCGGTCCGTCGTGGTACTCCGTGTGCACACCCTGGAGTATTTCACGATTGCAGTAGCTGTCCACAAACTCGCTGACGATGTTGATGAAGTACCCAATTCGGTCGTCTCGCGTGGCGTCGTCGTCCGAGAGCCCGAGATATTCCTTCATGTCAGCCAAGCTCACGAGGAACTTGCTGGAATCAGGCGTCATCACGCTTCTCCATTACGACCTCAATGTTGCCGGTCCCGCGGTTAAACTCGTTTTTCCGTGTGCGCCACTTGCGGACCGTGTAGAACCCGTACTTGTTCCCGAACTCTGTGGTCGGATCGAAATACTCAAAACTTCGCGGATGAAAGTGCTGCTTGTGCGTCGGATCGATCCATGAGTTTTGGTGAAAACAGTGCGGCGTGCGAATCGTGACCTTTCCGCCCGGCCTAAGGATTCGCCAACACTCGTCCATGAACGCAATGAGCGAGGTCAGGTGCTCCACAATGTCCTGTGCCACCGCCTCGTCAAACGCTTCGTCTTCCAAGGGCCACGGCGTCACGTTGAGATCGTGCACCACGTCCGTTGCTGCAGTGTCCACAATGTCCACGTGCACCGCGTTCTTCTCTCTGACTTCTCCGCACCCGAGAATAACCTTCATGCCACCTCCTGCACGCCAATCGGCGCTTCTTCAAACTTCCGACAGAACACGCCCAGGCCCTGCGCCCATGTTGGGGTATGATGCTTCATCCGGTGAAACTGCGGAGACGGGCAGTTGTACCCGTCGATTGCCCCGATGTTCTGAACGCGGGACAGGATGGGTCGGATCTCCACACGGTCTTTGCGCGCCTTGTGGTTCATGTAATGATCCCACCCGTGGCGGCCGCCCGGCCAATCTGCCGACGCCTCTATGTAGCGATCTTGCCATGTCGCCCACGCCCACGGCGTGAACCACCGCAGCCTATACGCCTTGTTGTAGGCGTCTTCCACCACGCTCTCAGCTCGGTTGTAGCCGCTGATCGTCCAGACCTGCGCATCCGATTCGTACTTGTCGAGCGCCCACTTGAAATACAGCAGTGCATCCTCAGCGATTGGCGTGTCGTCCTCAAGATGTATGATTCTGTCCGCCTGCTGAAACCCGAGTTGCACCGCCTGGCCCGTGTTTTGTGGACCTCCGAGTTGCTGTTCATTGACATGCAGCTCGACTTCAAACGGCAAGCCCTCAAACTCCCGCGCTACTTCCGGGTGCCCCGGTTCCAAACAGGCAATCAGCTTGACCGGTTCTGGCTTCTCTGCCAGCACCAGAGACGCCAGCGTAATGCCCGTGTATCGTGGCCGCTTCCATGCGGTCATCGTGATAATCATGCGACTGCCTCCTGCTGCTTCTTCCACGCCTCATAGTGCGGCCGAATCTTGTCCAAAAACTCCTGAGCCGACCGGTCCCACGTGATCGTCTTGACATGCTCGCTCGCCTTGCGCCCGCGCCGCTTCGCGTCCTCCCAGTTGTGGTAGACGCGCACCATCTTCTTTACAAGGTCGTCAACATCCGCGCTGGCCGCCGATGTCTCATGCACGATCTGGCCGTCTTTCCCCTCCGTCTTGATATCCTTCATCCGGAACCGCAGCGGATAGCCATGGTCTTTCTTGAACCAATCGGTCGGCGCAGAGTAGGGCGTGTAGATGATCGGCAGACCGGTTGCGGCCGCCTCATGCATCGTCAGTCCCCAGCCTTCGCCCATCGTTGGAAACAGAAAGCAGTGTCCGATTGCATACAGGTTGATCAGGTTTTCCTTGGAGTAGTCCCTCGTGTCGACATAGGTTTCCGCAACCCCTCCATTGCTCAGATGCACCGGATACGATACCAGCCGCTCCTCCCGGGTCACCTGCGTGGTCTTCATGATGATCTTGGAGTTTGCCGCCTCCTCCGGGTGGTCCCGCGTGAACCGTTCCCACGCGAGGATAATGTGCTCGTAGCCCTTCCTCGGGTTGCTGGCCCCGATCCACAAAAACGTAAA